CATACGTTATCATAGTTAGTTAATAGTATGAATGGAACGGTTATTGGAAGTAATAAGATTACAAGAATGTTGAACGATAGCTTTTTCATAGTTTTATATTTAAGTTTATACTTATTAGTAATAAAAAAAAAGAGATGTTAATCTCTTTTAGGTAATGCTTTAGGATATTTATCTTTGATGTATAGATAGATAAGATAGGTTGCTGCTGCGAAGAAGAATGCTTTTGCTATCACGCAGATGATAGAGATGAATAGAATGAAGTAGTTCATAGTAGTATAGTATTGATTAATAGTTATTAGTAATTGAAATGAGGAACGAAGTGACGAAAAGAGGGTAGGGTGTCCAAGTTTTGAAAAGGGGACGGGGAGTTTACCCATATCGTCTCCCTCTCTCACAACTAAATACAATTTTTAAAAAAATATAAAAAAAATTTGTATCTTTGTATAAAATTAAAATATACAATTATGAGTGGTTATAAAGATATGATAGAAATGATAGGTAAGTTTAAACACGTACCTGAAGTATTAGCAAATCCTGATAATGCTTATAATAGATACGCTACTGGTGGTACTTTGAACCAAAGTAAAAATACAACCTATACATCTATTGACCAATCTGGAATAGGTACATCTGTTTCACCTACTACACCAACATCTCCCAAGCCTATGGATATGCCATACGGAATAGGTAATGGTCAATTAGCTCCACAATGGTTTACTGCGGTTGATGGTGGAGATGGAGGAATGGGTACCCCACGGCGATTCCAGCCTTATTATAGAGCAATGGGTGATGATGGAAATCTTTTAACTGGAACGTCTGCTTCGGGAACTATAAGTGATGATATAAGAGGAGGAGGAGGAGCAGGAGGTGGATATCAAGGATTAACTCCGTATGGAGCTGGACGTATAAATCACCCTCTTATAGTGCCAAGGGTTACTTCTTTTAAAAAAGGAGGTAAAATGTATCTTGACGGAGGTAAAAAAAAAGCTGAACCTTTAGAAACGCCTCAAAATAACACCTCTGGTGTTTGGTCAACAATAGTGGGAGCAGCAAAAACATTGGTTGACAAAGAGAGAAACTCAACAGAAGTAATAAACCCTAATGTTTCTAATGAATCATATCAAAGTTTTTCTTCTCAATTAAAATCTAGTGAAAATTCATCAAACAAAGGATACGACAAAAAAAAGAAATTATGGTTTCCTTTTGACGTAGGAGTTAACGAAGAGAAGAATATCGGATGGGGTATTAATATGTCTACATTTAGTGATGAAGATAAAAAAAGAATGTCTAAAGGTGTAACATCTGAAGAAATAGAAGATATTTTCAATAAAAGAATTTCAAAACACCTAAACAAATCAAAAGAAAAGATTACAGAAATGGGAGGAGACTGGGACTCGTTACCAGATAACGCAAAATTAGCGTTGGCAGATTTTTCTTATAATTTAGGTAGTTTAAACAAGTTTCCTAAATTTACACAAGCTATTATTGATAATGACTTAGAAACAGCAAAAAAAGAATACAAAAGATATTATACAGACAAAGGGGTGAAAAAAGAAATGACCAGTAGAAATAAAGATATCTATGAAATGATATTTGAAAACGCTAAGGGTGATGGAAAGATTTACAAGAAGGGGGGAACGTATGTGACGCCCACTCAAGACACGAACCAAAAATTGACTCCTTCGGAGTCTAACCTTTACGGATATGAAGACGGGGGGACTTACAGCATATATGATGAAAATCAATTAATTTCACAAGGAGAGATTGACGAAATAGTATACGATAATCAAGTGAAAGAAAAAACTCAAGAAATATTTAATATGATAAACCCTTATAATAAATAATTTTTTTGTAATTTTGCAACTTCTTTATCTTTCCGTGTTTTCATGCAGTTAACCTCTTTATCAAAAAGGGGTTTTCTGTTTTTTAAAACTATACAAATAAATTTCGTATATTTGTAAAATGAATATTATGAATAATGCAAAAGGAAAAATAATAAAGAAAGGTAATTTTTTTTATTTAGAAAAAAACTATGATGATATATTTTTACTATTAAAAGAAGAAGAAAAACTCATAGATAGAATAGAAGATAATAATTTTATATATTTAGATAATAAAGTTTCAATTTGTAAAAACCCAAACTATTCTTTAGATAAATTATACAGAAAAAAAACTAGTAAAGTAAAATTTAAAAATACCTTTAAATTAATGCACATAACATTATAGTATGTATTTATTACAAATAGATAAAAAGGGAGACATAATAAAAGACGATAATGGAGTAACTCTTGTGCCAGAATTTAAAGCGGTTTTAGATGCGGAAAAACTAGGCCAATATGCAATGAAGTGGATTGCAATGGTATATGATTATGAAAGTCCCTATAGACATTATACAGAAAAAGAAAGAATAAAAGCTGTTTCTATGGACTTATACAAAAGCTACACATGGTCTGGGTATAAAAAACCAGAAATGATTGTTGCGGCAAATAAGTACAAAGAATTACAGTTTGACCCTTTAGATGAACAACTTATAGCTTTTAACAAAAAGATTAATGAGTTTACGAATCTGATTGACGGTATGTTTTTAAATGAAGAAAATGCAGAGTTATTACAAAAACTTATGATAGGTGTAGAAAAAATATTAAAAACAAGGCAATCTTTATTAGACTCTATTGAAAGAAGAGGAGAAAGACAAAAAATCGCTGGTAACAAAGGGTTGTCTTTCTTAGAGAATCGTAAAAAAATAAAAGAAATGTAATGAATAAAAGTATTAGAAAACCTATAAGATTAAAAAAGAAACCTATTGAAGTAAATCGCAAAGGAAAAACTAATACGATTAAAAAAAAGAATAATCTTATATACTTAAAAGGACGATACTCTTATCATTACAAAAGAAATAATTGGAAAAGAGCAGAAGAATATAATCAATACGCTTTGGATAATTATAATACAAATTTAAAAGATTGGATGGAAAGTAAGGAAATTAATAAAATGAAAGGTAAAAATTTATTTGGATTTGATAAACCAAAAAGGTTAAGATATGGGTAAGATTAAATTTGACCCACAAAGATATAGACCTATACCAAACAAAGGGTTTCCTGATTTAGAACACGGTTCTGTTTCATATCAAGAGTGGTGGACAGAGCAACAAGAAAGATGTATTAATGGTTTTAAACCAAAAGGCATGCCTTGGATATCTGGTAAGTATTATTTTTACCTAAACTTTTATTTTATTTTAGGTAATAGTGGAGAAAAAGGAGGAAGGAAGTCTCTTATACATCCGTGGTATAGAGAGATGGATAGAGAATATTTTAATTTGTTTGAAACGTGCAAACAAGAAGGAAAAGGAATGATTGTTATAAAAGCCAGGGATAAAGGGTTTTCTTATATGAACTCTGGTATGGTTGCTCATGAATATACATTCTTCCCATATAACGATATAGGTGTAGCGGCAGGATTACAAGCAACTGCTGACGCATTCTTTGATAAAACTAAAAAAGGATTAAATGGTATACATCCTAACTTTAAACATTCAGTATTAAAAGACACAGATGGTATATTACGTTCAGGTTACAAACAAAAAAACAAAGACGGTAAGTGGGAAATTGGTGGATATCAATCTACAATTATATGTAGAACAATGGATAATCCAGAGGTATTTAAGGGAGAAAGAACTTCTTTAATGGTGTTTGAAGAAGCGGGGGAATTTAAGCATTTGAAAAATGCATACATGTCATCTAAAGCATGTTTCATGGATGGTGATATACAATTTGGAGTTCCTATTGTTGGAGGTACAGGTGGTGATATATCTAGAGCTTCTAAAGATTTTATGGATATGTATTATAGTCACGACGCTTATAATCTTATACCTATGTTCATACCAGCTTCAAAAGCTTATTATGGATTTTTTGATATAGAAACAGGAGTGGAAGATATTAATGGAGCTAAAGACAAATTAACTGAAGACAGAGAAATAATTAGAAAATCTGGAGATAATGAAGCTTATAATTTACATATACAAAACTACCCTCTAACAATTGAAGAAGCGTTTTTAAATACTAAAGAAAGTAGATTTGACATATCCCTACTTAATGCACAAAGGTCAAGAATACTTGCAAGTAAAGATTATAAGAATCAAATACAGTCAGGATATTTAGATTGGGTGTTAAATGACGATGAAGAATTAAAGGTTATGTGGAGGCCTCATCCTGCTGGGCCCTTTAAAATTTTGTCACATCCAATGCCAGAATACAAGGGAATTGACATAGGAGGAATAGATTCTTACGACCAAGATGAAGCAGGAGCGTCAGATTCTTTGGGAAGTGCAATAATTTATCGTAGATTTGCAAATACAAATATACCAAGCGATTATGTTGTCGCTGAATATACAGACAGACCTAAGAAAAAAGAAGATTTTTGGGACGGATGTTTGAAATTAGCAGTATACTATAACAGTAAGATGTTGGTAGAATATACAAAGATAGGTATATTAGATTATTTTAAACGTATGAATGCGTTAAAATATTTAAAAGAAAAACCAGAGTCTGCACATAATCCAGGCTCTAGAACAAGAAACCAATATGGTGTTCACATGAATAAACAAGTGAAGTCCTTGTTGGAAGATTTGATAGATGATTATATTAGAGAAAATATCAAAGAGATTTGGTTTTTAGATTTAATAGATGAATTAGCAAATTATGGATTACAGAATACTGACCGAGCGATGGCTTTCGGTATATGCTTAATACATAATATAGATAATTATAGAATGAGAGTAGAAGAGAAGCAAGAGTCAATAGACATAGGTCTAAAATATTATACAAGGGGTCATAATGGTACTCCAATTAAATTAAATTAAAATGAGTAAAGAGTACAGTGCATTTCCATCAATGATGGTATCAGAAAAAGAAAAGAATGACGAATGGTGTAATTCTGTTTTAGGTTCAATAGTTAGTTATATGTCATATAACGAAAGTTCATATGGAGACTCAAGAACACGAGATATTAATAACTATTCAATATATAATGGAAATATTAATCAAGGTGA